CGCATCAAATTGTTATCCACAGCGGCGGTCTGAGCTTGTGTTTGTTTCGCAAAATGCTCATTGCGTTGAACAATAAACTCTTTAGGCGTCTTGCAGAGCAACAATCCGCCGATCTCGATGTTGTCTTTGAATCGACTAGTCGGATCGACTAACAGTTGAAATTTGGGCTGCTCTTCAGCACGAACCGGTTCCCAACCCTCTCGAAGTTTGGCAGAGAGGTTACGGGGGTCCGCAGTGTTCAAAGTAGCCACACGAATCCATCGGTACGCATACCCCGGCTGGCGGTCAGGCTCAGGCAGAAGTTCCGCTTGCATCCACTGCTTAGGACGCTCAGAAAATTCACGGGTATCTAGTTCACGCGCAAGTTTGTTTTGTACCATTTTAAGCCTCCAGTTTTTGCATTTCATGAGCATATTGCTCAGGTGTCAGACCAAGTTTCTTAGCGATAGCAACTTGACTAGACTTCAGCACAATTTTTTTAGACGCCGTGCTTCGCGTTGCTGGTGCAACAACTGGTGATGCTCTAGTAGTACCAGTGCGCTGAGTGCCCTTGTCGTCCTCACCCTGCGTTTGTACATCACCCGGAAATTCTTCCGGAAACCGTTTGCGCACCTCAGATTCGATGCGGTTAAAGTATTCATCCGTACCAGCGTACCTCTCTCCATACTGTTTTGTCAACCCTACATGTATTCCCCATGCCAAAGAAGTCATAGCTGGCTTGGTTTCATCCCCATACCAGCTATTTTTGGACAGCCATGCGGCGGTGCGGGGGTCATACTGTTGTACTGGCTGCTGTTGGGTGGGGACTTCAGTCTCTCGCGCTTCCTCACGAATGGATGGCTTAAAGTTCTTAGCCTTATCCTGTTTCATGCTAGCTTCGGTAAGCCTTTGATTTGCATCAACAATTCGGTCAGAATCACCCGATTCGTAAGCATCCCGATAGTTGCGCTTAGCTACCTCCAGCTCCATTTCAGCGGCGCTTTGGATGGTGGTGGCAAACTGCTTTTCACCCTCAGTCAGAGTAGCTTTAAGCCGTTTGTTTTCCTCCATGATCCGTTGGGCAAGGGTAAGTGCTTCCTGCCGTTCACGGTCAGCGGATTCCTTAGCCCGACGCTCGTCATGCCAGACTTTGGTGAGTTTCTCCATACGGGAGCGAACTCGCTTGCCATAGTTGTTAAGGTCGTCACTTTCTAATTCCTTGACGGCCTCTGCATCTAGCGGAGTTACATTTCGGTCGGATTCTGGGGTGTCATCAATGATCTCAACGCTCAGAGCCTCATCCTGCTCGTCAGCTTCATTGTTAACATTGTCATCTTTTTTGTCTTCGGTTTCGTCGGGGAATTTGTATTCGTCCTGTTGCATGGTAGCCATAGAGTCTCTCCTTATTTACGGCGAATACCGCGTGGGTCTTCTACAACACCTTCGACACTGTCGTCGTTAATGATGCGGAATTCCTTGCCGTGGATTACGAGTCGAGAACCGGCGTTTGGGCGAATTAGAACAAAATCTCCTTCTTTGCACCACGGCCCACTTGGGAACCTAGTAGTGTCTTTATAGCAGTCAGGGCCAAGCTTAACTACCCAAAGCACGGTGGTCAGTACTTCCTCTATGTGCAGGGTTTCTTCAGCTTTAACCAATCCGCTGTCGTACTCTTTTGCTATATCAGGGATGGTACACAGGATGCGATAGCCAGAAGGTGCTGGAAGGGCCTTAGCTTTTTCTTCTACAGCTGCATCTAAGATTCCAGAAAGATCAACGGCTTCGTTCAAGTTAACAACATTACTCATCAGAATGCTCCAGATTTTTTGCAAGGTCTTGAACGTAAACTTCTGCGAAAGAGAGACCTCGAATCTCCCCGCAAATTGCGCGATATTCTGCGTAATCCTTTGCCGCGCCACTGGATAGGGCGTCGATTAACTGCATGCGTTTGTCTCGAAACTGCTTAAGCAGCACTTCAAACGAGCGATCCATTAGCTACCTTTTGGACGTTGTGGTTGGTTCTGTCTATTGTTTTGCTGTTGAACTTGTGACTTCTTATGGGCAATATCTGCGCCTAGTCTGACACCCTCAAGCTCCTGCTTGGCTTGTAGCTCGGCTCGATCTTTTGCTGTTTTCGCACCTACCTGCATACCCGCGATACGCTCTTGGGTGCTGATGCGTTCTTTCTCTATCTCCAACCGGTCGGCCTTGTCTGCAGCGTCTATAGCCAACTTCTTCTCTTTAAGCTGCAAGTCCTGCATCTTGATCTGAAGCTCTTGCTGCTGGAGCTGGATAAGCGGGTCTTGAGCCTGTTGAGCGGCTTGCTGCTGCGCTGCCTGTTGTTGGTTTTGCTGCAGTAGTTGCTGGCCAGCTTGAGCTGCAAGCTGGGAAATCTGCACCTCCATGCTCTCCGGAATGCCGTCTTCCTCGATCTTCTCCGGCGATGGCAACATGACACCCATGCGTGCTTCCATCTGCTTGCGGTACTCGTACCCTATGTGCTCGTGGATATGCGCCATCATTGCAGCGGCGATCTGCTGCGCCATAGGCGTTTGACCCACTATTTGCTGAATCTTGGGGTCTTGCATAGCCGCCATGTGTACTTGTATATGAGCTTGATGATCTTGATACAGGAACGCCTTAACCGGCTTCATGGCCAGCACGTTCATGTTCTCCGTTATGGGGTCAGACGGTTTCTTGTCTTCCTCCAACGGCACAAGCTTGTTGGCGTTCTTTACTCCCAGCACGTCTAGCATCTGACGGTGCAGTATTGGCAAGTTGTACAACTGCGGGGCGGTCTGGGCCAACTGCAGAACTGCTTGATACTGAACCACCTTCTGGCTCATAGTGGCAGCGTTGGGGTCCGACACCGGGATCACGTCCACCATGTCGTAGTCAGACTGCTTGGCCCTTGGGCTACCCTCATCCGGCTGGAAGCTGTACTCCTCTGGGGTGTAGTCACGGATGATGTTCTTGAGCAGCTTCAACTCAAGTTTCATAGCGTAGTGGATGCGAGCCTGAACCGCGCTCATCACCTTGAGCGTACGCTCAAGAATAGCCAGAGTAGTCCCAACCGGGGACTGCGCAGACATGTCCGACACTTTCAAATCTGCGGCGGAGGCAAACCTACGGCCCTCGTCGACGATCTGGTTCATCAACCCAACCAGCACCTGACTTGGCTCTTTGTAGGGCAGCGGCATGATGTTGTCGCGCAGAGCACCCGAGGGGATATCTACATCACGGAACTCACCGGGGGAGATGGGCGTGTCATCACCCTTAGTGCGCATGCCTCGCGTCTTGAAGCCACCGGGCAGGTTAGCCAACGTACCTGCATCAACCAACTGGCGAAGTAGCGACGTACCGGACTTGGCAAATGCCCCGATCAAGTGGATCAGGCCGAAGTTGTAGAACCCGAAGCCGGGGATATAGCCATAGTGGACCAAGTGAACGCGCTTGGCGTGGGTCTTGTCATCCGGGTCCCAGTTCCTACGGATGGCTAGGATTGTGGAGGTGCTCTTCTCGATAGTGACGACGTAGGGCAGCGCTATGCCGGTCGGCTCACCCTTTTTATCCTTGTGCTCGTAGCCTTCAAGGTCGAGGTCAACCTGCATCTCCAACACGCGGTAGCGGTCGTCGGTAGTGGCGCGGAACCCCATGCGCTCAGCAATCTTCTTCTCCACCTCGTCCATAGTGTTGCTTGGATCACCGAGGTCACAGTCCCGATAGAACCCTGCCACCTGCAACCGGATCAGGTCGTTCTTGGTTTTGCGCATCACATGGGTAATGCGCTCGGCACTACGCAGATCACTCGCACCGTATGGGACAACGATGTCCTCTGCCGGTACAAAGATGGATACCTGACGCTCAAGGTTGGGATCGTAGTAGACCTTCTTGAACGCATTCCCAGCCAGTCCCAACCCCCAGAGCATGCGTTCATGCTCGGGCCGGTACTCAACCATTTTCTCCGTCAGCTGGTAGTTCATATCCACCTGAACGCGCTGGGCAGCTTCTTTTTTCTCCGGGGTTTCCTTGCCTATGATCTCGGTTTTGACCGGACCAGCGGCGGGGAATGTCTCCATCATGGTCTCGGACTGGAACTTAACCAGAGCCTCGGACATCAGGGGGTGATACACCCCGCAAGCGCCCTCCCACGGCTCAGACCGAATTTCGATCTTCATGCCCAGCAGGTCCAGACCGTCTACATAGGTTTGCATCCAGTCCCGACGGGAAGACACGTCGTCGTCATAGTCACCAAGCAACTCGGAGGCTAGGCTGTGCAGGTCTTTGTCTGAGATGTACTCGGCAAGGTTGGCATTGAAGTCCTCATCAGACTCCTCAGCCGGTTCCATCTCGATCTCCAGACCATCGGCACGGATGGTTACCGCATCCGGGTTCTCGATCTCAATCTCCAGCGGAGACTCTTCAGCGGCGGCTTGATCCATGCCCATCGGCGCTGCGTACAG